ATCAGGAATGCGTGACATGCTTGTTGGCATGACTCAAATTACTGGACGAGTATTATCCGCATTAGACCAAGGTGCTATTTCTGCAATAGAAAATCAAAATATTAACAGATACGCAATTGAAGCAATGTCTTTAAGCAATATTCCTAGTAGTAAAAGGAATGCGGTTGCTCGTCAAATACTTCAAGCAAAGAGAAATACTTACACTAACTTAATAGCAAGTGGAATGGAAAAAGAACGTGCTGGAGTATTGTCTGACATGGAGATGAAAAATGAAATTAAAAAACAACTTTCATCTTTAAATATAGAAACTGAAAAAATTAATGATGTTATTAACTCTGCTATAAATGATGCATTGTTATCTGTTGGAAGAAACAGGACTATATCAATGGATGGATTAACTGATGAGCAAAAAAGATTATCTGACAATGGAGTTCTATCATATCTCCCAATTAAGTTTTTAGAACAAATAGCATCTAGTTCGGCGCAACAAGGTCCACTAATGCAAATATTCTCCAAGATGCTCTATGGATTCGCCCTTGTTCCAGCTAGAGGAATTCATTTCTTTTTATGGTATAGTCCATATGGTTTCCTCAGAATATATCGGGAAAAAAATCGAAAATCAAAAGGATTGGAACCTGATTATGCGTTGAGCCTTGGAAATGAATTGCAATATCGCCAAAGATTAACCGAATCTATTGCTGGAACAATTGTAATGGTAGGTCTATACGCATTAGTGAAACCATCCACAGATGACGATGATGATAAGTTTAAAATTGTAGTTACTGGAAATGGACCAGATGCTGCTGCTGACAAACAATATTACGATTCGTGGATTAAAAAATGGAAACCATACAGCATCCATATCGTAATGGGAGATAAAGTTATTCCTATTAACATTGGTCGCGGTGGTGAATCTATATTATTTCCAATATTAATAGCTGGAGCATTAGATGATTGGAATATACGGAACAAAATGAATAAAGCTAAGAAGAAGCCAGCAGACTTGAATCAAGCTGCCGTTATGCTTGGATCTACATTCTTGGCGTTAGCTCAACGTGGACCATATGCAGCTTTTGGTAAATCGTTATTTAATGCAAATCGTGCTGGTCAACTTCCAGAAGAGTTGGCAGCACAAGCTGGATACTTTGGAAAAACATTTGTTCCTATATTGGGAACATCTCTTGCAAGGAATATATCGGATTTCATCAATGATCCAATAGATAGGTCTTCTATGTCTGGAGCAATATACTCTAACATACCAATAGTAGGACCAATGATTGGAACTAAAGCATTGAATGCTTTTGGACAACCAATACGTGCAGACGATTGGGGAGATAAGTTATTTAAACTCGGAGTACCAATGGTGTTTTCTTTTCCAAAAAACACACCTATGAATGCACTTAATGAATTGGTTCTAAGCAAAGGTGATGGTCCAACTATTCCTACAAGAAGAATTGCTGAATCGAGGTTAGAACGTCCAATGACAAACGAAGAGTTTTATGCGTATGTAAAGACGTATGGTGACTCAGTGAGTAAAAGTATGTTTAGAAGTCGTAAAAGTCTTGAAAGAATGGACGCTTCAAGGTATCAATCTCAACTTGAAGAATACTCAAAAGATGCAAATGAACGTGCAACTAGAGTAGTGAAACGAATGTCGATGCGATGATTGAATTTGAAATAAACACAATAGACTCACCAAATGGTGGATGGAAAATAAAGCATCCAGTTACTGGAGTTGAATTTAAAAGTTACGATTATCCTACAATTCGTAAAGCGTACACTGAACATTCACTTGCAAATAGTGTAATGTTATCGCCAGTGTGGGAAGAAGAGTTCTTGTCTGAAATGTGTAAGCAAAACCCTCATTGGGGGAAGGCATGTATTAGGGCAAGCATGAAGAATGTAAAACGTAGACCATTAACACTACAAGCGGCACTTTCATTTCTTAATATGATGAAAGAATGGGCATGTAAAACAATGTCAGGCAAACCTCCTTTTGTTTCACAAGAAGTAGCAAATTGGAGAGCAGATATGTGTGCGGTATGTCCAATGAATGGAACGCTTCAATTTGGATGCGGAGCATGTATGTCAGCAGTGCTATCAATAATTCACTCTATTATTGGGAATAGAAAGACATCTAGGGATGGCGAGCTTGGAGCATGCTTGGTCTGTAGTTGCTCTTTAAAGGCGGCAGTACACATTCCATTGAATGTTCAACAGACAGGGCTTCCTGACCATTTAAAGGAAGATTTTAAAAAGATAGATTACTGTTGGAAAAAAGAAGGTCTATGAATTTTTTACATAGCAAGGATCTAGGTGATATAATACTTAGCCTTGCCTCAGTTCAAGCATGTGGTGGCGGCAATTATTATATTAAAAATAATCCGTATGCAGTTAAGATGCTTACTGAATTGATTGAAATTCAACCATACATAGGAAAATGTGCTGAGTATTCTAATCAGAATATAGATAAATCCTTTGTTGATTTTAGACAAGATGGGCATCCTTTTGGAAAAACATTAGCTGAATTGCATGCTAACTGGATAAAACAACCCGTTGATTTATCTAAACAATGGCTATTTTGTCCTGAAGATAAAAGGTTTTATGGCAGTATTATTGTTAACAAGACATCAAGATATAATAATTCATTATTCCCGTGGAAAGAAGTAACTAATACATTAAGAGATAAAATGTTATTTGTTGGAAGCGATTTAGAATACAAAGTTTTTTGTAATAGATATGGCAAAATAGACAGGTTAAAAATAAACACTTACCTGGATCTAGCTATAGCTATAAAAAGTTGTGAATGCTTTATTGGAAACCAAAGTTCTCCTAATTGCATAGCTGAAGGATTAAAACATGATTCGATATTAGAAGTATGTTTAAAAACTCCAGATTGTATCTTTAAACGATACAATACATATTATTCATATGATGGATCTATTAAGAAGAAAATAGGTAATAGAGAAATAAATATTCCTCCAGCAGAAATAAAAGAAACACTTGATAAGTTTGAATGCCCTGTAGGTGGATGGATATATCAGTTAAATAATAAAACAATTAAGTCACATTACCTTGATTATTTAATTCAACTTGTTATGCAAGAAGGAGTAAATAAAACAAAAAAAGAAATAGAGCTTAAAATACTTAATGATACATCCAAAGATGTTCCACTAGGAATTAATAATCAATTAATTTTTCAATCAATTGAAAAGGTTAAATGTTTATTTTCTTAATAACTTGCAACCATGAGTAAGGTTTAAAGTTATCATATTCAAAAACAGTCTCCCAATCTCCAGTAAACTTTAACACTCTTTCATTAAAGTTTAATAATGAGAAATCTTGTTCTTTATGTGCATCGTTAGTTCCTTGTCCTGTTGCCGCACAATGAGCCAAGAATACCTGTTGGTTAGGGCAATTCGTAACAATAAAACCATTAGGCTTTAATATCCTGCGCCATTCTTTTATTATATCAATTAATTCATTATACCTAAAATCCTCTAAGACATGACTGCTATAAATATAATCCAATGCATTATCACATATAAAATCAAACCTTCTACAATCGCCTCGTAGTTGTTGAGCGTCACCACCTACATTAGTGTATGGTTGAGGCATATCAAATGCCCATGCTGATTCAGTTATCTTTTGACCTCCATAACCAACATCCATTCCAATTCCAACACAATATTTTTCTAGCAAATGCTTGCTCCTTGATGTCTCTGATTCGTGATTCATAGTGATTGTTTTGTATAAATATCAAATTTCCCAAATAGTGTTTTCCAAGATTTACTTGTTGATTGATTGCTTGGATTTAAGGCTTTTGTAGCATTAGATGAATCAAGGTTCAACCTTTCTCTTGCGAGGGCTAATAGACCCATTCCTGCGTCAGCAATGTCGGGTGACATGCCAAACCTAGATTTCATTTCTGTCTTAGGTAAAACTTTAATGCGAAGGTTAAGATTTTTTTCTCCATTAGGATCTAGTTTACGCTGGCACATTTCAACCATAAGGTCTGAACCGATACCTTTTATCTGACCAGTCCTCATGTACTCTTTAGCTGAGTACCATATTTCAGAAACATGGTTTACATATCTATCATGTGCTGGAGTTGGATCGTATGCGCTAACAGGCTTTTCTGATGCCCTGCCACCGAATTGTAGACCAAACACGTCCTTCGACCATGCAACAGATATAAAGTCACCAAGAGGTCCACCAGCACCAGACTTGTCATATCCAGCATTCTTAGGTTGAACTCCTCTAACTATGCATTCGTTCCTAAACCATTTAACAACCTGTTGAGATCTAGTCATTGTTTTATCAGTAACGTCCTCACTAAACTGAATGTATTCCTCAAATTGTAATCCACTAAATCCATGTGGTTCGGCTAATTTCCCAACTGTTCCAAAATAAAGAATAGTTCTATCTCCACCATTCGTAAACGATGGGTCTAGGAATGCAACTCGTATCAGATTATTGTCTAACCATATTGCTTTGTCTGTAGCTTTAGCATTAAGAATCTCAACTTCAGAATAGATTTGGTCAGATACACCAGCAGGACACCAGAATCCTCGATACATCCTCCAATATGAAGCAGTATTTCTTTCTTCAACTGGAACTTTTTCTAAATCTTCTGGTGCATCCATCCATGAATAAACTTTCTTTCCAGCAATCATGTTGGGGTTTTTAAGAGTATCAAAGTGCAAGCAAATTCCACGGGATGTTTCCCAATCATCATCGTCTACGCTTATTGTTTCCCATCCTTCTTTTGGTTTTGCAAACTTACCAAATGCATCAACGTATGAAGCAGGGTTAGATATTCCAATAAACTGAAAGCGTTCACAACCTTTACTCAAGTTATAGAATGCAACTTCAGTAATAGCCTCTGAAAGCTCAGATAACTCGTCAGCTACGAAGATAACATTCTTTTGGTGGATACCTTGCATCTTACCAGTAGCATCCTTTTCTTTCTTCTTCTCACCAGGGATTAGAGTGATTCCAGATAGATCGCCTTGAGTGGCTTTTCCGTTTTTGTCTATGTACCTAATTGTATTTAATGAGTCGATTAGCTTCCCTGGAAGTCCTAGCTTTTCACATACAGTCCAGTACTTTACAATCTTACCCCAAATACGTTGCTTGGATGCTTTAATTGTAGTTGATGTAGCTAGGACAATGGTATTCTCTGGATCTGCTAGGTAATTAATAATAG